ATGAATAAAGAAGAAATAAAAAATATATTTACAACAATTGATAAAATAAATTCTCCTTATTACGAAATAAGCAGAGAAAGAATGTATAAAATCAAAGAATGTATAGAAGATTTATATAATCAATTACAAGATGAAAAACAAGAAAACAAAAAATTAAAAGAAGAATATAAAAACGAAATTGACGAAAATTTAAAATTAAGCGAGCTATGGTGTAAATCACGGACTAACTGGAGCGAATTAAAAGAGTGGTTGAAAGAAATACATTTAAATGGTTGTTATATTGATGAGTTTACAATTATTGAAGTTAGAAACAAAGTCGAAGAAATAGAAAGTAGGAAATAATGATAAATAAAAATGGAAAATGTATAAATAAGTATGGAATTTGTTTAAATGTACTTTTACATTACGGACAATATAAGAAGTTAGTTGGACTTCCTATTATAATAAGAAAAAATGATGGTTTAGAAAAATACGATAAATTAATTGGTAAAACAGGGTATGTTGTTGATTTTGAATATACTAATTTTGATAAACCTTTAATTGTAAGAATAGATAAAAAAGAATATTGCTTTTCTAGTAATGAAATAGAAAGTAGGAAGTAATGTATAATGAAACAATAACTATTCCGTTTGAGGAATACAAAGAATTATTAATAATAAAAGGTAAATACGAGGAATTAAAAGAATTATATATACCTAAAATTTACCCTACGCAAATAACTTATAACGGAGAAATAACTAAAGACTTAAAACCACCATATACAATTACTTGTGGAACATATAATCCAATGAAAGATGATAAAGGCTTGGAATGTTAGAAAGTAGGAAGTAATGAAATTAGAAGTAGGAATGTATGTAAAAACAAAATATGGAGAAATAGCAAGAATAGATAAATGTTTAGGGGAAGATAGTACATATAAAAATATGGAACATTATGAAACTGACAGAATGGTAACTAAATTTAATAATTTTATTTTGTATAAAGAAGATATCGAAAAAGCCAGTCATAACATAATAGATTTAATAGAAGTAGGAGATTATGTTAATAGTGAAAAAGTTACTTTGGTTCAAAAATATGCAAAAGTAAATTATAAACAGGGCACTTGTTTAATTCAAACTGATGCTTATGATATTAACGATAATGAACAATTTTTAATTAAATCAATAGTAACAAAAGAACAATTTGAAAGTATGCAATATAAAGTAGATTAGAAAGGTTATAGAGTATGAAATTAAATGATTTATTAAAAATAATAGATAATTATCAATACTTTCAATTATTCAAAGGAAATAGTATTGGTAGATTTAATAAAGAAGATATGGGAATAGAACCATATTTAGAAGAAGAAGTGTGGAATATTCGAGTTGAAGATGAAGTGTTTGAAATAGCTTTAAAATATTAAATAATTTAAGAGTGATATTAAATGAAATCAAAAGAAAAAGAAATCAAACATGAAATGTATTTAACTAATGAAAGAATAAAACAAGAAAAGAAAAGATTAAAAGAATTAAGGGCGGAATTGGAAAAGTTACAAATTAGAAAGAGAGTAAGGAAGAAATGAATTTATGGATAAGAAGTCAAGATAAAGAAAGTTTAACCAAAGTAAGTAATGTACAATATACTTACGTAAAAGGAGATTTATATACTGATGTAAGAGGAAGACATCATATAGGTACATATTATGATAATTTAAAAATATTAGGAACTTACGAAACAAAAGAAAGAGCATTAGAAGTATTAGATGAAATACAAAGTATTTTAGTAAGAATAAATAATGATAATGAAAGAAGTAAAATGTTTGGAAATATTGGATTTGGAACAATAGAACCTAAAGATGTATTTATCCAAATGCCAAAGGAATAGTAGAAAGAGGATTAAGAAATGGAAATAATGGTTAATGGAATAAAATGTGATGATTTAGTATATAGGGAACCTAAAAAATCGACAATTAAGGTAATAGATTTATTAAATAAAATAGCAAAAGGGGAAGAAGTACCAAAGAAAATAATAATAGATAACACTATATTTGAAAGAACTGCAAGTTTTGATATAACACAAATGTATAATTTTTGGGATGGTAGTTATAATCATTTTTGGCTAACAACATATACTTTGTTATTAGATGAAGAAGTAGAAATAATAGAAGAAGAAAAAAATACTTTTAGTGGGTTAAGATATTTTGAAAATGGTGAATTAATTATGTCGCTTGCAAACGAGCAATTATTAACAGGAGAAGGAATTGAAGAAGCAAAAAATATAGAAGAATTAAAAATAAGCCAATATGCTAACAAGCAAAAGAAATTAGCAAAAAAAATCAACGAATTAGTAAAAGCAGTAAATGAATTAAAGAAGGGAAATTAAATGGACTTTTTAAAAATAATTAATCATTATGGTGTAATACCACAATTAAAATATTTTCAAAGTGAAGTGTTTGAATTGAATGAAGCTATATTTGAAAAAGAAAAAATTGGAGCATATCCAGGTATTGAAGAAAGAAATCATATAGCAGAAGAAATTGCAGATGTATGTGTTATGTTAAGGCAATTTATGGAGTATTACGGTATAAATCAAGATGAAATAACTGAAATAATGGAATATAAGTTAAAAAGACAACTAGATAGAATTAAGAACGAAAAAGAATAGGAGGTAAAAGTGATAATAGAACATTTAAGTATAATAGAAGCTTGGAATGAATTAAATAAAATAAATAATCATATTGAATTGTTAGAAACTAAAATAAAAACAAAATTTGATATAGGTTCAAGTAAATTAAAAGAGATATTAACAAAATGTTCAGTAGTAGGCAACGATAAATTTATTAATAGCATTATATCGCAAGACAAAGATATAGAAACATTAGGAAATTTATATGATTCTAAATATGCGTATGAAACATACATAAGGAACGAAATAAGAATATCTAAAATATCAACACCTGCAATATGTATAGCTTTCTTAAAAGAATATTATTTAAAAAATGATAACAAGAGAATGACTTGGGATGATATAGCTTTAGAGATGGGATATAGTTCTAAACAATGTAAAAGATTTTATGATGAATACAAAGGATATACTCCGAAAGAAAATAGTTGGGAAAAAGATATGTCAAGTTAAAATGTCCTAAAATGTCCTACAAAAAAATTAAGATGTCCTGAAATGTCCGTTTTGGATGTGGTATAATGTGTATAATGGAATAATTAATATTTCATTACAAAAAAATAACTATTGGATACCGCACTATCTCTAGTGGATAGTGTACTGAATAATATAATATGCACATCTTAAAGCAGTTGCTTAATATACTGTGTAAGATGCTACGAGATAACGAGAATAAGTAGTCTATATTATTTAGTACAGTATCTATTAAAGATACTAAACAAGACCGTAGAGATTACAAAAGTAAAAGTTATGGCAATTGAACATAGAAATATGTTCTTTTTTATTTGAGAGTACAATAAGTTCTTTTCATGTTTACCTCCTTTAGTAAACTTTAAAAGAAAAAACCCCTGATATCTATTGTACTCTGAAATAAGAAAATATTTCCTATATTAAAAGAACACAAGAAGAAAAATCAAAAATGTTCTGGTATTAGAAAGAAGGTGAGTGTATGGCTCGTGGAGTAAAAACAGATAATAAGAAGATAGCAGAAATAATAACTAGTTATGCACTTACAAATAGTTATAATAAAACTGCTAAAGAATGCAAAGTTAGCGCAAATACTGTAAAAAACATTATCAATAAACAAAAAGAAAATAATTCAGAAGAGTTTGCAAGAGTTTGCGAAGAAAAAAAAGAAATGTTTCAAGACAAAGCAAATAGAATAATTGATAAATCATTAGCACTATTGGAAAGAAGAATAGATTTAGCAGCGGATAATGAGGATGCCTTGGATGAAATTATACAAATGGTATGGGAACAAGATAAACAAGAGTTGAATGAAACACAAAAAAGAACAATAGTTAATAAAATTAGCAGAATGCAGTTAAATAGTTTATCAGAATTAACTACAGCTTTAGGAACATTGTACGACAAAATGAGAATTGCAAAAGGTGAATCTACAAGTAATGAAACAATAACAATTAAAATGACTGATTCTATAAAGGAATTAAGTAAATGATTTTAGATATTGGAGAATTATATCCTAAACAAATAGAATTTTGCAAAGCTACAAACAAATATATATGTTATGGCGGTAGTCGAGGTGGTGGTAAAAGCCATGTATCAAGAATAAAGATGTGTTTATTAGCATTAAACTATTCGGGTATACAAATCTTGCTATTAAGGAGAACATTTCCAGAATTAAGAGAAAACCATATTTTGCAATTACAAAAATTGCTTAACACAAATGATAAAGATGCAAGTAAAAGGTTAGCAATATATAAAGAAAGTACAAAAGAATTTAAATTTCCTAATGGTTCTAGAATTGTATTAGGATATTGCGACAGAGAAAATGATGTATTGCAATATCAAGGCCAAGCTTATGAGGTTATTGTTATGGAAGAAGCAACTCACTTTACAGAATTTCAATTTCAAACGTTAACAGAATCAAATCGTATGAGTGGAAATATGAAAGAAGTATTTATACCTAGAATGTATTTTACTTGTAATCCTGGCGGTGTTGGACATAATTGGGTTAAAAGATTATTTATAGATAAAGATTATAAAGAAACAGAAAACCCAAATGATTATGCATTCATACCATCATTAGTATTTGAAAATAAATATATAATGGAGAATGATCCAAATTATGTAAGAATATTGGAAAATCTTCCTGAAGATAGAAAACAAGCTATGTTGTATGGCAATTGGGATGTATTTGATGGCCAATTTTTTTCTGAATTTAAACGAAGCATTCATGTAACAGAACCTTTTCAAATAGATGAGCATTGGGATAGATATATAGCTTTGGACTACGGACTTGATATGTTCGCAGTTCTTTTTATTGCAGTAGATACAAGAGGCAAGGCGTATATCTATAATGAAATCCATAAATCAAATTTAATAGTTAGTGAAGCAGCACAGACTTTAAAAAGCTATATGAGAGGTAAACAGTTTAAACACATATATGCACCGCCTGATTTATGGAATCGAAATAGAGACACAGGAAAATCAACAGCTGAAGTATTTATGCAAAATGGAGTAACACTAACGCAAGCAGGAAATAACAGAGAAAGTGGTTGGTTGGCAGTTAAAGAATGGTTGAAAGTAAGGAAAGTAAGACATGAGCAAACTGGAGAACTAACAGAGGCAAGTGATATAAGCATATTCAGTAATTGCTTAAACTTAATGCGTTGTTTACCACAATTACAACACGATGATAAGAATCCAAATGATGTTGCAACTGAACCACATGAAATAACACATATAACAGATGCTTTAAGATATTTCTGTGTAAGTAGAGTATCGCCGAGCAAAGCACCAATAAAGAAACAAAATACATTTAATTTTGATATTGAAAGACCAGCAAATAAAGACTGGGGAGAGGAGATAGTAGTAATATGAAAAAGGCTATGTTAAGAAAATTAAGAGCGTTATCTGAAGAATTAATAGGTGAGGAAGAAACAAACAAAATAATTCAAAATGAAATAGAAAAAGTTTTAAAAGAGATAAAGCCTAAAACTAAAAAGAAAAAGAGTGATAAGAAATGACAGAAACTTTAATTATATGCACCATATTTGGTGTTTTTATTTTTGCAGCTTTTATTGTTGGATTGCATTATGGTAGCAAGGTAAAAAACAACGAAAGAATAGAATTACCAAATCTTAATCCGGTAAAAGCAGTTAAAAACCATATAAAAGAAAAAGAAGTATCAGCAAAACAAGAAAAGCAAGATTTAATAGATGAAATAAACCTTGCAAATATTGAAAGCTATGATGGTACAGGATTAGGACAAATAGAAATACCAAAATAGGAGGTGAATTGAAGTGGATTTAAAAGAATTACAAGAAACAGATATATGGGTATTATATACCAAATCTAAAAACTTTATGGAACGTCGAGGAATATATTCTGACACAGATTTGAATAATAGAATGTATAATGGCGATCAATGGCATGGTTTGAAAATAGAAGGAATAGAGAAAGTACAACATAATTTTATTAAACAAATTGTAAAACAAAAAGTTTCAACAATTACATCTAATCTTTTTGCAATTAATTATAGCCCTGAAAACATTGAAAATTCAGAGTTTTCAGAATTAGCTCAAAAAACATGTGAGTTATTAAATAAAAAAGCATCCAAAGTTTGGGATACTGATTTTATGGATAAAAAAATAAAGAAATGGGCTAAACAATCAGCTATTAATGATGAGGCAATTGCTTATTCAACTTATGATTTTGAAAAAGATATGCCTATAAATGAAGTTATTTCTAAGAACGATATTATGTATGGCAATGAAAACGAGGAAGAAATACAATTACAACCATATATACTGATAAGACAAAGAAAAACAATTATTGAGCTTCAAGAGATGGCAAGAAAAGAAGAAATTAATGAAGAGTTAATCAAAAATATAAAAGGTGATAATGATACATCGACCGTAGCTGGTGATAGTGGCAAAGATGAATTAGAAGATAAATGTTGGTTAATAACTAAATTTTATCGAAAAAATGGAACTATACACTTTAGTCAAGCGACACAATATTGTGAAATAAAAAAAGATAGAGATACAGGCTTAACTTTGTATCCGGTAGCTCATTTTAATTGGGAAGAGCAAGAAGGTAATGCAAGAGGTATTGGCGAAGTAAGACAATTAATACCAAACCAATTAGAAACAAATAAAACTGCTATGAGAAGAGCAATTGTTACAAAGAATATATCTTATCCACAAAAGGTTGTTAATGAGGATAGTATTCAAAACATAAAAGAGGTTAATAAAGTAGGAGCAACAATTAGATTTAAGAATACTGGGAACTTACGAGCTAGTGATGTGTTTATGATGACAACACCAGGACAAATGGGGCCTGATAGTGAGAAATTACAAAACGAATTAATAAATTTATCTAAAGATTTAAATAATGCTGGTGATGCTACTACAGGTAACATTAATCCTGAAAGTGCAAGTGGTAGGGCAATATTAGCTGTTCAAAATGCACAAAACCAACCATTAAACGACCAAGTTATAGGTTTAAAATCTTTCTTAGAAGATATAGCGCGTATTTGGTTTGAAATGTGGAAAGTATATGCAAAAAATGGTTTAGCCATAGATATAGACAATATTAATCCATTAACCGGGGAATCTACAAAGCAATTGGTTGAAATACCTAATTACATATTAGAAGCATTAAGCACAAGTGTTAAAGTAGACATTACTCCTAAAGGGGCTTTTGATAAATATGCACAAGAATTATCTTTAGAAAATATGTTTACTCAAGGCAAAATTAGTTTTGAAGAATATGTAGAAGCATTAGATGCTGATAGTGTAATGCCAAAAACTAAGTTAGAAAATATTCTTAAAAAACGAAAAGAAGCTCAAAAAGAAATTGATAATATGGAACAACAAGCTATGCAAATGAAAAATCAAATGCAATTACAAATGGCCAACAGAAACGAAATAGAAAATATTGCAAATGAAGGTAATAATTTAATTAATCAAGCTACTGTATAAGTGGCTTTTTTATTGTCTAACATATCGACATTAAATGTATGGAATAAACAGTCGACAGACTTAAAATGGAGGATTAAATGGATAAAGAAGAAATGTTAGAACAAACTAACGAAACTGAAAATGTAGAGACACAAACTACAGAAGAAAATGTGGAAGGTATAGAATTAACTGATACCACTGATAATGCAGAAGAAGCTGCAGAAGATGCAGATAATAATGCAGAGGAAGAAAAAGAAGAAGTTAAAATGTTTACGCAAGAAGATGTAGACAAGATAGTTAAAAATAGATTAGCTCGTAAAGAAAGAGAATATCAAAAAGAACTATCAAAATATAAAGATACTGACAATGTATTACGTACCACTCTTAAATTAAACGAAGGAGACGATACAAATACAAAATTACGTGAGTATTACGAATCTGAAGGTATTAAATTACCTAACCGATATGAACCTGGGTTAAGTTCTAGGGAAATTGAAGCACTGGCTAATATTGATGCAGATGATATTATTGCGGAAGGATATGATGCAATGGTAGAAGAAGCAAATAGATTAGCAGCAAAAAAATATGAAAATTTAAATGAAAGGGAGCGTGTTGTTTTCAACAAATTAGCAGAAACATTAACTAATGAAAACAATAAACGTGAACTTTTAAAATTAGGAGCAAAAGAAGAATTGCTTTCTGACAAAAACTTTAATGAGTTTAGAAAAAAATTTAATTCTAATGTTCCAATAAAAGATGTTTATAGTCTATATAAACAAACATTACCCAAATCAAAAGTAGAAAATCCTGGTAGTATGAAAAATGACAAAGTCAACCAACCAAAAACGATTTTCACTGATGAAGAGATTGCTAAAATGACTGATGAAGAAATAGATGCGAATTGGGAAGCTATTCGTAAATATCAAACATCAGGCAACCATTAAAAAAGAAAGAGGAGAGTGATTAAAATATGGATTTAGCAAAACAAAAAATATGGCACAAGGCCTATGAGAAAGCATTAGAAACTTTAACAAGTTTAAGAAACCACTGTGATTTTAAATATCAAAAAGATGTTAATCATGCAGATACTATATATATTTTAAATGCTTTTGAACCAACAGCAAAAAAATATGTACCTGGTACTGATATTGAAAGAGAAGCAGTAAATGCGACAAGAAAGGAATTGAAACTAGATCAATTTTACTATATCAATATAGAATTAGATGATGTTGATGCAGTACAATCAGTTGAAGGTGCTTTAGAAGCAGCTGCAGAAGAAGGAGCTAGAACTTTAGCAGAACAAGGCGACATTTATGTTGCTGAATTAATAAAAAATGGAGTAGCAGATAGCACTATTGCATCAATTGCTGCAGGTTCAGTAACAAAGACTAACGCAGTTGAAAAAGTAGAAGAAGCATTTGCAGTATTATATGGTAATAACTGTAAACCAAGTTTTAATTTTTATTTAGAATTAAAACCTAAATATTTCACTTTATTTAGACAAAATTTAACAGAGTTATTCACTAACAACGTTGAAATGGCTAAAAAAGGTTTTGTTGGTAAATATGGAAATGCTTTAGTTTCAATCGAAAATTTACTTCCAAATGATGGAACTAATGACTTAAACGTTCTTAGAACTAGCAAAGCTATAGCGTTTGCAGAACAATTAAAAGAAACTAAACATTATGAACCAGAAGGAAGCTTCTCTAAGGCTGTTAAAGCATTATACGTATATGGTGCAGAAGTTCTTAGACCAGAACAAATTTGTGTTATTCCAACAACTATGTAATTTAAGAGAGGAAAACCTCTCTTTTTTATCACGATAAGAGCTTTAGATAGTGCAACTCTATCAATCGTGCAAAGAAAGGATTATTATGAAACAAGAAAAAATTGAATATTACACAGTAAAACCGAACCTAAAACAATTATTTGGAAGAAAAGTAACAAAAGAATTAGAATTTGATGAATCTACAGACAATAAAAAGATACATCAAGTTTTAAAAGATTGTGTGTTAACAACATTTATAACAAATGAAGAAGAATCAAGTATAAATGGTATTAAAGGAAAAGTTATTACTAAAGAAGAAACTAAAATAACGCAAACCTTACCGGAAGGAACAATATTAATCTGGAGTGAAGAAAGTGGTTATATTATTCCTAGTTTACAAATGACTACATTAGAAGAATTAAAAAACGATATTCGAGAAATAGAGGGGATATACAAAGAAATTAATAAGTAGGAGGTTTATTTATGACATTAAAAGAAATGAAAATAAAGACATTTAGTTTAATAGAAGAATATTATCCTAATGCTAAAGGTATGGCAGAAGATGAAGATGTACTCAATAAAATCAACGGCATTGTGAATCAAATACAATTAGATTTAATGAAATATAGAAAAATAATGGCAAATGAAGATATTAAAATAAGCAAATTAAATGATAGGAAATTTTTAATATCAGATTATTTGGATGATTGCTATCAATTAAATACTATAAGATTTGATAAAAGTATTAATTATGAAATGCCAGATGATAATACTATTATTTTACCTGATGATTACGAAGGAACATTCACAATATATTATTATAAATACCCAAAATTAGTTAAAACTATATTTGATGATGAGGTTGCTAAAGAAAAAGAGGATAATAATTATAGATTTGAATTAGATGTTGATTTATTAGAGATAATGCCTTATGGCATTGCGGCAGATTTACTTAAAATGGATATGATAAGTAATTATGGTAAATATTTTTATGAAAGATATTTAGAAATGAAAAATGGAATTGACCCTAGAAAAACATCTGGAATAATTTCAGTTGTAGGTGGTATAGATGTCTAGTTTAAATGATTTAATTACAAGAAAATATTCAGATTTTAGAGGAGTAGATTTTTCTAATAATGAATTGAATTTATCGAGAAGCCCAAATGCCTTAAATATGTGGAAAAAATATGAAGAAAGTGAATGCTTGCAAACTAGACCCGGAATGAAATTATTGAATTCTTTTGATAATAAAATTCTGGGTCTTTTTTTCTTTGAAAAAGATAATGTCCAACACGTTTTAGTTCACACTGGCACAAAACTATTAAAATGGGTTAATTACCCAAATACACCGGCTGAAACTACAGAATTATTTAGTAATATGAACGTGGTAGAAAGTAAACATTTTGCATTTAATAATACATTATTTATTTTAGATGGAATAAATTATTTGGAATACGATGGAGATATATTAAAAAAAGTGGAAGGAACAATACCGATAACATCATATTGGAAAAACCCTGATGGTTCAACAAGTATGGATAATGAAACTGATACAGACCTAGTTTACCAACCAATAAATTGTTTAACGTCATTAAGAAAAAATCAATTTACAGCAGACGGAACTAGCTTGAATTATCAGTTAGACGCAACGGAATTAGATAGTGCTTCAGTTTATTTAATGAAAGCAACAATAAACGGAATATCACTAACTGAAAATATTGAGTTCACTGTAGATAGGACTAAAGGGATTGTAACATTTAAAGAAGTACCTATTAAAGATAGCGAAGTAATTATCACGTATAGTAAAACTGTACCATATCATAAAGAAAGAGTTTTAAATTGTACATTAGTGTGTGAATTTGATAATCGCATATTCTTTAGCGGCAATCCAGACTTTCCTAATTCGGTTTTTCATTGCGAATTAAATGATCCAAGATACATTAGAGATACAGCTTATTATGAATGTGGATTAGATTTAGCACAAATTAAAGCAATAATACCAGGTAACGGTGTTTTATGGGTGTTAAAAGAAATAGAACAAAATACAAGTAGTATTTATTATTTAACTCCTACTTTAGATAGTACGTACGATAAGATTTATCCTAGCGTAAATGGCTCAATTTCGCTAGGTTGTGTATCAACCGGTATAAACTTCAATGATGATATAGTATTCTTCTCAAATCGAGGTTTAGAGGGTATTTCTAATAGCTCATTATATAGTGAACAATTGTTACAACATCGTTCAAGTTTAGTTGATTCTAAATTATTATCGGAATTTGGTTATAAACATGTAAAAGTAGCAGAATATAAAGGTTATTTAATGTGTTTAATTAATTCACATTTATATTTAGCAGATAGTCGCCAAAAGTCCCAAAATGGAACCAATATTGAATATGAATGGTTTTATTGGGAATTGCCATATGACATAACATATGTAAAAGAATATCGTCAAAATCTTTATTTAGGTAACGAAAAAGGTGATTTGTTTGTATTAGAAGGTATAACTGATAACAAATTAAATATTGAAAGCTGTTGGACCACTCCAAAAGATGATTTTGGATATCCTAGTTATACAAAAACAACTAACAAAAGGGGTAATGTCGTTGATTTAAATACAATGAATAATGATGAAATAAAAATAGATACAATTGTTGATGGGATTTTAAAAGAAAAAGCTATTTTAAGTGATTCTAAAGGTTATGCACCATATCGCATAAAGGACAAAAAATTTAAAGATATTCAACTCAAATTTAGTTCAAATAAACCATTTGGACTTTTTTCTTGTACTTTACAAGGATTTGTAGCGGGATATATAAAGAAATAGAAAGGATGTGCAAAATATGGATGAAAGATTAACGTTAATTGAACAAGAAAAACAAAAAGCATTAAATAGTAGCAATAATACTTATAATCAAATGCTACAAGATAATCAAAATTTATATAATCAACAAAATATATATGCAGATACTTACGAAAAGACTCAAAATGAAGTATTAGACAAACAATTAGCTTATCAACAAGAACAAATAAATCAGCAAAAAGAAATTGCTAGACAAAATATGGAAACTGAAAGTAAAAAAGCAAAGAATGATTATACTTCTTACATAAACCCATACGGATATCAAGCAGAAAGTTTAGCAAGTCAAGGATTTAATAATAGTGGAGTATCAGAAACTGCAAAATTAGGTGGGTGGAACACATATCAAAACAGACTTGCGTCAGCTAATAAAACAATGCAAGATGCGTTTGTACAATATGATAAAGATATTAATGAGGCAAGACTTAATAATGATGTTCAAAAAGCACAAAATGCATTAAATAAATTGCAAATGCAATTACAATATGCAGAAAGTTTTTATAATAATAAGAACACTATTACACAAAATCAATTATCTAATAATCAAAGTTTAGATAGCGAATATTATAACCGTTATCAAAATGAATATGCAAATATTCAAGAGGAAAAAGCAAGAGAAGAAGCTATTAGACAATGGGAAGCAGAAATGGCTGAACAACAAAGACAATATAATGAGTCTTTAGCATATCAAAAAGAACAAGATGCATTGGCTCAACAAAACTGGGAAAAAGAATATGCATTAAGTAAAAAAACGGTTAATTATAATACTAGTAGTGGTGGCAATAGTAGTATTATAACTGATAATACAAAAACTAATATTAGCGAAACTGCTAATCAAGTTATAAAATATTATGATAGTATAAGCAATTACAAAATGCCTCAGAATAACCGTGATGCTAAAATATTAACTATTCAAGACTTGTATGCCAAAGGAAGATTAACAGAAAACGATGTAAGATATTTAGTTAGTTATTTAGGCTTAGAGTAGGAGGTATTATTAATGGGAATAGCTGATGATATTATAAAAAACAGAAAAAATGAAAGTATAGCTGATTTAATAATAAAGAATAAAATTAATGTTTCTGAAAATACTACTAAAAATATTACAAATATATCAGCTAAAGATAAACAAGCTATTTATAAAAAAAATGAACAAGAGCTATTTAAGCAAAGTGATATTTTAAAAAATAAATACACACAAAATAATGTAAAAATAAATAAAAGTGGTTTATTGCCAACTGCAGATAAAAAGACTTATTTACAAGATGGAACACCTGTTTACTATAATAAAAACTATCACCAACTTACAGAAGAAAATAAAAATCATAAAATAGTTGAAATTGACAAAAAAAGTAAAGAAAACCTTCAAAAATTTAATGATTTAAAAAATACTGATGAGGTAAAAGATTTAACTAAAAAAGTTGAAAAAGCATATGATGAAACTGCAAATAGTTATTATGATTATTTGAAACAAAAAGTAGCAGAAGATGACATTGGTATTATAGATAAAACAATTGGTATGGCATGGGATGGAATTAAAGCTCCTTTAACTATTGGTAAGTATAGTTTAAAAAACGATAAGGGCGAAAGTTATATTATGCCAACCTATGGCGATTTAAAACAACAAAAAATATTGGAAAACTACGATACTGGTTTTGGCAAAATTGTAGGAGGCTCTTTATATGAATTAGGCAGACAAGGTACATCTTTAGCACTAAATACACTTGTGCCAGGAAGTGGTACAACCGCATATTTTGGAAGTATGTTTAATGATAGTTGGAATAATGCTATTAAAGAAGGATACGATGACAAAACATCATTGGTATATGCTACTTTAGGAACTGGGCTAGAAATAGCAACTGGAAAATTTTTAGGTGGTACAACTAAAGCAATATTTGGAACTGGAAGTTCTAACTTAAGCAGTACAATTGGCGCTGGCTTATCTAAATTAATTAAAAATCATCCAAAGATAGTAAATGCATTGTCAAATGCAATTGCTGAGGGTGGCGAAGAATTTATACAAGAATTTATAGATAAAGTAAATAGGAAAATTGTATTAGATAAAAATACTAAAGTGATTAGTAAAGAAACGTTTGAGGACGCTTTGTATTCTGCTGCAGTTGGAGCAATTACTGGAGGAGTTGGAGGGTTTATAGATTCAAACAATTCTAATGTTCCTGAAAACTATAATGTTCAAAATAATAATCCAAAAATAAATCTGCCTAATATAAATAAACAATCAAATATTAATTTACCTCTTAAAAATTCGACGCAAAGTCAAAATGATATTAGACTAAACACAGAAATGCAAACAACAGACAATAACTTTCAAAATTCACAAATCAATAATATATCCAAACCTAAATCTGCTGAACAATTAAATTTAGAAAAACAAATAAATAATGCAATCTTTGATAGTCAGTCAAATTCTAAAAGTTATTTAGGAAAAGTTACATCATACGTTGCTGATAAAATACAAAAAATAACTGGTATTGACGTACAAAATAGGAAACATGTTTTAACAAATAATGACATAAGACATATGTTAAAACAACATGGAAATCAAGATACAGAAGCGCTAAAGGGGCAAATTGCTATTACTCCTTTAGATATAGAAAATATTCCTGATATCATCTCAAATCCAAGTGATATAGTTAAAGGTACTAATAATAAACAAGGACAAACAATTAGATATATAAAAAGGTACAACGATAATTCAACATATGTAGTTGAAGTTGTACCTGATAAAAGTAATGCTTTAATAATAAAAACAATGTGGAAGAAACCTTCTACTTTAACTAATAGCATTACTACTCCTAGTTCAACGCCCGAAGCGAAAGGTAGTGATATTTCATCCACATTGATTGATAACAATATAACACAATTAGATGAAAATGTCAAATTGCCATCAATAAATAATATGAAAGAAAATGCAAATAATATACCTTTATTGCCTAATTCTAATAATATTAGAACTAGTACGAAAGATAGTGAATTACCTATTCAAAGAGATGAAAAAACAATGCTTCCTAAAGACCCAACTAAAGAAAGTAGTTATGAGACAGATGATTTAGATGTTGCTAAAATAGCCAAAATATTAGATAGCAAGCCACAAACTGAACAACAAAAAGAATATAAATTGAAAACGTGGGCAACAATAAATTTAATAGATAAAGGTTATTATATTGATAAAGTAGCTAGACAATATAAAAATAGAGAATTGTCATCAAAATATGATTATCAATTATTACATAATGGTATAGCTAATCAGATAATAGGTAAAGGTCGATATGATAATAACGGCAATAAAATAGGTAAAAGTTTATATGAAATATTTGAACCAATAGAAAATGCTAATTTAGTAAAAGAATTTAGTGAATATATGTATCATCAACACAATATAGATAGAATGAATTTAACTAATACACATAGCGAGGATAATAAACCTGTATTTGGCGCGCCTATAACAAGTGAGGCATCGACAAAAGTAGTTGAAGAATTATTAGAAAAATATCCAGAGTTTGAACATTGGGCAGAAGATATATATGCTTATAATAAAGCGAATTTACAAATGTTAGTTGATAATGGGGTAATTACACAAGGAGACATGGATTATTATAATAAAAAATATCCGCATTATGTTCCGATAGTAAGGGATAATACAAATCTTAAAAATGGTATATCATTTGTAGGAAATAAGGCGAGTGTTGGAGTACCTATAAAGAAAGCAAAAGGTGGAAGCAGTAATTTATTACCATTAAAAGATGCAATGTCTATAAGAACAATGCAAACTACTAATTCAGCATTAAAAAATGATTTTGGAATGGAATTGTTAAATACTTTATATAGTGAAGAGGCTATAAAACAAATGCAAGAAGTAAAAAATGTTGATAATGTGATTGATGAGATGGAAAATACTGAAATACTTACTAAAGCAACCAAAGATTCTGATGCAACTTTTACCATATATTTAAATGGTCAAAAAATTACAATGCCGATTTCAAACGAAATATACGAAGCGTTAGCTCCTAGAAACGTAAAATCGTTTAAAGTTTTGAATAATTTAAATAATATTAGAAGAGCATTGTTAACAGAATATAATCCGGCATTTATGGTAACCAACCCAATAAAAGACTTGCAAGATGGTTCTATAAATTCTAAACATCCCGCATTATTTACTAAAAAATTACCGGAAGCTATTGCACAAATAACAACAAAAGGCAAAGTGTTAGATTTGTATCTAGCTAATGGTGGTGGACAAGATACTTATTTTAATTACGATAAAGGAACTGAACACGATAATGGCAAAAAGTACGTAAAAACGGGAAATAAAATTATTGATACATTAAAACTGCCATTAAAAGTATTAGATGGTATAAGCTCTATAAATCAAAAAATAGAAATGGCACCAAGACTTGCAGAGTTTATGGCTTCACTTGAAGCTGGAGATAGCATCCAAACTGCAATGTATAATGCGCAAGAAATAACCACCAATTTTAAAAGGGGTGGCGATGTTGCTAAAATGCTTGATAAAAATGGTTTTACTTTCTTAAATGCTGGTATACAAGGTGCAACAAAACAAGTTCGTAATTTTCAAGATGCAAAATTAAACGGATTAAGAGGAATTGCAAATTTAGCAGTAAAATTTACTGTTTGGGGCTTAGGGTTTGGGATTTTAAATGACTTAATATGGGGAGACGATGAAGAATATGAAGAGCTACAAGATTACGTAAAAAATAATTATTATATTATAGGAAAATATGGCGATGGAAATTTTGTGAGAATACCTAAAGGCCGTGTAGTAAGTGTTATTCAAAAATTATTTGAAGATGCTGGAAATGTAGTCACTGGAAAAGAAGTAAATGGTAAAGAAACATTATCGTTAATTCAAAATCAAATATTACCATCAGATCCATCAGAAAGTAATTTATTATCTCCTTTATTACAAGCCTTTGGCAGCGAAAATGGTATAGCTTGGTATGGTGGAGATTTAATTCCTAGTAGACTACAAAATTTACCAGAAGAAGAACAATATGATGAAAGCACAGATAAATTAAGTATATGGCTTGGAGAAAAATTAGGAATATCACCATATAAAATAAATTATGTATTAGACCAATATAGCGGTGTTATAGGAGATATGATATTGCCGTATTTAACTGAAGAAGCAGAAAGTACAACTGGAGTTTTAGCTCCTTTAAAAGATAAATTTACAGTAGATAGTACAATGAAAAGCCAATATGTAACTGGTTTTTATGAATTAAAGGATAAACTACAAGCAAATTCCAATAGTTATAAATCAGCAACAGAAGATAAGTTAAAATATAAGTATATAAATACAATTAATAGTCAAATGAGTAAATTATATGCAGAAAAAAGAGAAACTCAAGTTTCAGATATGAATAATAAAGAAAAATATGCTAAAGTTAAAGAAATTCAAGAACAAATAAATCAATTAGCTAAAAATGGTTTAGAAAATTATGATGATGTTACATCTTATGATAATTATGCAAAAGTAGCAGATAAAGAATATTTCTTAAATAGCAAAAATGAGTGGGAAAAAATATCTGATGAGGAAATTGAAGAAGTAAAAAAATTAAATTTAAATGATAGCCAAAAAAGCGATTACTATAAAACTAAAGTGCAAATTGGCAAGATTAGTTCAAATAAAAATATTACAAGCGAAGAAAGGCATACTCAAATAGCAGAAGAACTTATTAACTCTAGTCTAGACGAGAATAGTATTATTAATTTATATACTAAAAAATATAGTAGTGAAGATAAATTAAATTACATAAAAGATTTAAATATTCCGGTAATAGAATTTATAAAATTAAATAGCCAAAATATTGAAAGTGAATATAATGCGAATACTGGTAAGATCATAAATGGTTCAAAAAAAGACAAATATATTCGAGCAGTTAACCAACTTAAATTATCAGTACCACAAAAAGCTATTTTAATTAAAATGCAATATTCTACTTATAAGACTTATGATAATCAAATAGTTAATTATGTAAATAAGTTTAATATAACTGCTAACGAAAAGAAAGTGTTATTAAAAGCTATTGGATTTGATAATTATAGCAAAGATGTAGTTAATTATATTAATTCACAAAATATAACTAAATCAGAGAAAGAAAAAAAACTTAAATCTTTAGGATTCACTATAAGAAATGGAAGGGTGTATTGGTAATGAGTGTAATGGATAAAAATAGAGCTATTACTGCAGAAGATTTAATAAGAAGATATAATCTCGAAGGATTAAAATCAGATAGAAAGAAGATATCTTCAAATAAAGAAGGCTTAGACAAAACAGATACTATATTAAATAATTTTATTAATGCTACAACAAAAAATTTAGAAGAACTTCAAAACCAGGTAGATGGTAATATAACTACCTGGTTTTTTAATGGAGTTCCAACACTAGAAAATCAACCCGCAGTAGAATGGCTTACAAATGAAGAAAAAAATAATCATTTAGGTGATTTATATTATGACCAAGATACAGGTTATGCTTATAGATTTACTTTAACTAATAATATATATGAATGGTTTAAACTAACTGATTCTGATATTACTGAAGCATTAGCAATAGCGAATTCAGCACAAGACACAGCAGATAGCAAAAGAAGAGTTTTTGTTGAAACTCCTTCACCACCTTATGACGTCGGAGATATATGGATAAAAGAAGACAAAGAATTGTATCGATGTCGAGCTAAAAGAACAGAAGGCGATTATCAAGAGGTAGATTGGATAATTGCAACTGATTATACAAATGATGATTATGCAAAAAACGTTGAAGCTGTATTAAATCAATTTAAAACAACAGTCGAAGAAAATTATACAACTAAAGTTCAATTAGAAACTACAAAAGATAGCATTTTAGGAGTTGTATCATCAGAAACAACAAGAGTTGAAACAACAGCAAATAACAACTATCAAGATTTAAATAGTAAATTAGAAGATAAAGCAACCGTAGAAAGTGTAACTACTGTAACAAACAAGGTTGAAGAACTGCAAACTTCAACAGAATCCACGATTAAAGTTGTTGAAGAAATACAAATCAATGGCGTTTCACAAGTAAAAACAGAAACAGGTTATGTTTTTGATAAAGATGGGCTTCACATTGATAAAACGGGAGCGCCTACTGGTTCCCAATTGGATGAAGCAGGTTTAGAAATAGAAGATAAAACTGGATCGCAAGAAGCAACTCAGTTTTATAGTGGTTATGTAAACGAAGAAATGGCAAATAAAACAGAAGAACTTGCTGATTATCAGGGCCAAACAGTTACATATTCTAAAAACATTATTTTTAACAACTATTTAGAAACTCAAAATGGTCGTATTGAAAATGTATACGACGATACTTACGGCCCAGGTATTGGCTTCTTTATAGGAGGTGGTAGTTAATGGGGCAAATAAAAGGTAAAGTTAACGGTAATGCTGGAAGCTATGTTAATTACTATATAGAATATACGCTAAATAGCCAAAGTGTAGAAAATAACACTTCAAACATAACATTAAAACATTATGCGCAGGCTACTTCAACAGCAGCAGGGGCTTATAATAACAATTCGGGCAGCGGCGGATGTTTATCAAAATTAGCTTATCAAGGTATAAGTGGATTATATGATTATGTAGTTAATAGATACCAAACAGTAGATTTTAGAAATAAAAAATTAGTTGATTTAGGTAGTTGGACAGGGGATGTAAAACATTTAGATGACGGCTCCTTAACAATTGATTTATTAGCAGAATTTGATACAAACGGACCGGCATCAGTTACAACTGGTAGTGCGAGTGGTTCTTGGGAATTACCAACAATTCCAAGAGCTAGTTCATTTTCTTCTTCAAATGGTACAATAGAGGGTTCTGCAACAATAAATATTAATAGTGCTTCGAGTTCATTTACTCATACAATTACATATAACTTTGGAAACAAAAGTGAAACAATTGCATCAGGGTTAAAAGGAACGAATATAAGTTATGCGTGGGCAATACCATCAACTTTATATGCTCAAATCCCAAATTCTAAAAGTGGCACTTGTACATTAACAGTTATAACTTATAATGGCTCAACAGAAGTCGGAAGAAAAAGTGGAACAATTACTATTGGAACAAGTGAAGAAAAATGTAAGCCTAGTGTTGGTGGGTCAATAGTTGATATAAATTCTGCAACAGTTGCATTAACTGGTGATAGTTCTAAATTAATTAGATATAAATCGACTGCAAAAGTTACTGGTACTGCAACAGCTAAAAATGCAGCGTCAATTAAAAGCATTTTAGTTGATGGTGGCTCAACAAACCCATTGACAGTATATAATGTAAGCAAAAATTCATTTACAGTTAAAGCTACTGACAGCAGACTTCCAAATGGTTATTCAAATTCGACAACTATATCTGCGACTATGATACCTTATGTAAATTTGACTTGCAGTGCATTATTTAAAAGAAAAACACAAACCGGTGATGAAATAATTTTAAATTACTCAGGTAATTATTATAATGGTTCATTTGGGGCTACAAATAATACTTTAACAATGTCATGGGCATGGCGTCATAAAGGGGCTACCGATTGGAACACAGGTGGAACATTAACTCCAACAATAAGTGGCAATACTTATAGTGGTTCAATATCTTGTGGCACAGGCTATGATTACAAAAAAAATTATGAATTTATAGTTTACTATAAAGACAAATTAAATGATTTAAACACTGGTGTTATATCAGTTCCTAAAGGCCAAGGCTCATTAGAAATATATGAAGATGGAATTAAATTAAATGGTGATTTTTTAAGTAGAATTGGGTTTAAAACAGAACATTTATATCATAATGCCCCTGGGGCTGGCGAGTATGGAGTATTATCTGCACCAGACAGTAGTGTTACATTAGATTGCAATTTTGCTGATTTTGATTTGTTACTTATAAGATTTTCAGGAAGAACTTGGGGTTGGTTACAAAAATATGAAGTTATATTAGTAGGCACAGGGCTTGGCTATGATTATTACAGCACAGAAAATTTATATTGTGTAACAATGTCAGTATATGGCGCTCCAGAATATCCAATGTCAATGCAGTATTATATAACTAATAATAACACGATTACAGTATTTAAAAACTCGCATTATACACAAGATAACCATTTATATATAAAAGATATTTTTGGTGTAAAATTTAAAAATTAGAAAGGGATAAAATGAAAATATTAGAAGAACTAAAAAAACACTGGGTAACGCTGGTATTTTTTGTTGGTATACTTTGGTCTATATTTTGTTTTTATCAGGGATTCTTGGATAATATGGAAAATTTAGATTATACCACAAAAACAACGCAACAAATGGCACTAAAATCTGTGATTTGGAATGAAGCAATTCCTATTGCAGAAAGAGCGTCTGCTTGTGATGTTTATTTGTCAAATGGGTTTAACTCTTTAACCAAAAAAGAGTGTGAAATAATAATTCAACAAGGCGAAGAACAAGGAATATTTAGATTAAATGGAAATAAATAAGAGGTGATTTAAATGATAGATAAAATTAAAATAACATTAGATGAGAATCACAAAATAATATGTACTGAAAAAAATATAGCAAGAAGTGGTGAAAATGAAATTGCTCAATTAGAAATAGAACTTGACGAAGAATTGAGTAATAATTGGGTTTATTTAGATTTTGTTAAACCAGATGGAGAAACATATAAAACTTCAAAATTAAATGTTGCAAATAATGTGGCGATTTACAATATACCTAATAGTTTGTTGGATTTGGATGGAACATTAGAAACTCAAGTAGTTATTCAAAATGAAGAAGGATTGATTTGGAAAAGTTCTGTTTACCCATACAAAGTTTCTAGAAGTATAAATGCAACAGATGATATTCCAGAAAAAGAAGATTTTATAACAGAAGCACAAAAGGCTTTAGACGGCATGGTAGAATTAAAAGAAGAAGTTGAAACTGGTTTAACTCCTACTATTGGAGAAAATGAAAACTGGTTTATTTGTGGTGTAGATACAGGGAAACCGTCAAGAGGGCTACAAGGACCACAAGGAATACAAGGTAAACCAGGAAGTGTTAAAATTATACCTGTCGCTGAATTGCCGACAGAAAATATAGAAAAAGATGCAATTTATTTAGTTCCAAATGAAAATGCAACTGAAGAAGATGAAAACAAACATAATGAATTTGTTTATACTAACGGTCGTTGGGAGCCATTCGGTGGTGGTGGCGTAAATGTTGATTTAGCGAATTACGTTACAAATGATGTTTTAACAGAGGCTTTAAATAATATAGACGAGTTAAAGCGATTATCAGGAGAAGTTAATATATGGGAGCTTGAAAGTGGGGCATATATAATAACAGAAGGCACAAAATGGAAATATTATAAAAACTCAACTCACACTGCCATGAGTGATAACTTTTTAATTGTTAGCAAGTCCACAATTTACCCAAGTTATATAAAATTTTTTGTATACGAATTACATTGGGCGAATTACCAAATACAATATGGTACCGCAAGAAGTACTGGCTCATCAAGCGGAGCAGAAATAAAGCAATTATCTTTAAGCACTCTTCCAACTAAATATTATGTTGATGATGCTGTGGCGACAAAGCAAAACGCTTTAACAGCTGGCGATAATATAACTATTGATGAAAATAATGTTATTAGTGCTATTGGTGGTGCTACAGAAGAATATGTCGATGAAGTTATTGCCAATTTGCCTATACCAAGTGGTTTTACTGAAATAGGAGGCCCTGACACAGTAACTATTAAAGTATGGGAATTAGACCAAGGAACTTATAAATTTTTATCAGGAAGTAAATATCAAACAAAATCAGATACGACGACTAATGTAACTAATTCTGAAGATTATTTGTTTTTGCTTTCGCCTTTAACCGAACAATACCGTTATTTTATCATATTAAGAAGTGGGAGAATTACAGGTGGTTATATAAGAGGTTTAGGGTATTCTGACAGCCAAATAGGGACTATCGATATGCGATATGCTAGCAACTTGTTAGCTACAAATAACTATAATTCTTACGACGTAAAAAACGACTATCAACCAGCTCATAAAAAATATGTAGATACTGCAATTTCAACAGCAATAGGGGACATAAACACTATTCTAGCAACTCTAGCAACAATTGAGGAGGTGGCTGAATAATGGCTACAACAGCAGAGTATTTAACACAACTTCAAGCAGATAAGCAAACTTTAGTAAATAATTTAGTAGCAAAAGGAGTAGAAGCAACAAGTGATGAAACTTTTACTTCTTTAGTTCCTAAAGTTGCTGACATACAAGCAGGTGGCGGGGAAGATTTCGAAATTACCGACGCAAGTTATTTATTTTATAGTAATTCTAGAAACGATATAAAAGATTTATTAATTTCTAAAATAAAACAACCCACAAAAGCTGAATACATGTTTTTTAAAAATAATGTTCTTGAAACAATTGATGTGAGAAATATAGATTTTTCAAAATGCACTTCATTAACATATTTTGCAGCATTAAGTAGTTCTGACAGAAAATTGAAACATATATATCTTCCTAATGATTTTAGTTTATTAACAAATATGTCGCATTTAATGGATTACAGGTGGAATATTTTCGATTTAGATTTATCAAATATAGTCGCTCCAAGCCTAATTAATTGCAACTATATGGTTTATGGTGTTAGGTGTATATCGTCTATAAAACTACCAAATATAAAAGTTGATAGTGCTGGAGATATGTTTAGAGGTTCGGAATTTTATAAAGACGAAACATTAAGTGAATACTTTGCTTTAGATATATCGCCATTAGATTTTTCAAAATGTACATATATGAATGGTATGTTTAGAGAAACTAGAACAGAAACCATAATACATGACAATTTCGATTTGTCTATGGTTAATAATATTGGTAGCATGTTTCAGTCTAATTCGTTTTTAATAAATATGCCAGCTTTAAAAAATCTAGGTAAAGCATACACACAAAAATCAGCTAATTATAGTAGTTATACATTAGGTTTATCTACTTGCACAAAATTAACACATGAAAGTTTGATGAATGTAATTAATGGTTTATATGATTTGAACTTAACTTATGATGTAGCAAATGGTGGTACTTTATACACTCAAAAATTACAACTAGGTGCAACAAATTTAGCAAAATTAACAGAAGAAGAAATAGCTATTGCTACTGCGAAAGGTTGGACGGTGTCATAATGAAAATAATAGAAAAAGAAAGTTTTAATATTTTAGAAGCTAGTGAAGGTTATCTATTAAAAGATAAAAACGATATATATATCCCAGCTTATATTGATAAAGAAGGCAATGAAGTAGAAGAACATATACCTTATTATTTTAAAAAGGCGTATGTTCCTACATCGCTTACTTTAGAAGAAGCTGAAAATATATATGAAGAAATAAAAGAAGGAGAATAAAATGAAACAATTAATTGAAGCATTAATAAAATTATTAAAAGTTAAAAGTATAATGACAATAACAGTAATGCTAGTGTTTGTCGTATTAGCATTAAAAGGTAGGCTTGATGAAGCAATGACAGCAAGCGTTATAACAGCTGTGATTACTTATTATTTTAATAAAAATGATAACGGTAAGGAGTAAATATTATGGAATTTAAAGAAAGATTAACTTGCCCTGAAAAGACAAATAAATACTATGTAAACGGGAATTATAACCCGTTTGCATATAATTATGATATGTTTGAATTAGGTGGCAATTGTACGACTTATGCTTATGGCCGTATGGCAGAGTTATTAGACAGAAAGCCAAACGAACTTCCAACCTCAAATGCTGAAAATTGGTATAATGATACAACTTTTAAAAAAGGCGCAACTCCGAAATTAGGTGCAATAATTTGCTGGAAAAAAGGCAAAATCCATAATGGTTCTGACGGAGCTGGACATGTTGCTGTTGTAGAAAGAATTAATAACGATGGTAGCATTTTAGTTAGTGAAAGCGGTTATAAAAATTTCTTGTTTAGAACTAGAACTTTTAAACCACCTTATAAAATGAGCGGCTATCAATTAGAAGGATTTATTTATTGCCCAAATGAATATGATGTGCCTGAAGATAAAATTGCCGAAGACGGTATTTGGGGCAAAGATACTACTAGAAAAGCCCAAAAAGTATTTGGAACAACAATAGATGGTATTGTTTCAAATCAATATTATCAATATAAAGCTCAAAATCCGGGATTATCTTCGACAAGTTTTGAGTGGAAGAGCAATCCCAAAGGTGGCTCATTATTAATAGCAAAAATTCAAGAATTAGTTGGTGCTGAAATAGATGAACATATTGGCCCAGATACAATAAAATTAATGCAAAAATACTTTGAAACAACAGTTGATGGCAAAGTTTCAAAACCATCACTTATGGTAAAAGAATTCCAAAAATGGCTTAATAAACAATAACAGAAGTAGGTTTAATTGCCTACTTCTTTTTTTATTTGCCTAAAAATAGGTATAAATTGTGCAATTAAATAAAAGTGATGTCATAATTCGACAATCTTTTTAAAAATTGTATGATATATTATGTTCAAGGGGGATAATTATGTATAAAAAGTTAGATAATAAAGGACTAAATAGGTTTGCAAAAAAATATTTGCCAAATTGGGCAAATGATATTGAAAATGTAAGTATTCTTAGATATGGATTTATAAAAGAATATTTAGTGAATGAACATTATTTAGTTGTTGATTATGTATATAAAGTTATAGAAAAAGATTTACAAGATATTTGACAAACACAATATTTTATGTATAATAGTAGTACATTTGAAAAACGCAGTTTGCATAACATAATGTAAATATATTTACATATACATTATTACAATAAATGTTGCAATTTAATTTCAAATGTGTATATAATAATAGTAGATAAAAACAAAAAAGAGATATCACCTCCTTTCTGATTTTATCCAATAAAAAATGAGATACATTTAGATTCGTCAGCTAGGTGTTTCTCAGTCCAGTTTATTGTGTGAGAAAGCACCTATTCAAATATGAGTAGGTGTTTTCTTTTAATCCTTGTTGTTTAAAAATTTGGCCATTGCTAATAAAATTAGAAAAACCATTACTAAATATTCCAATGGAACACCTTTCATTTGAATTCTTATTCATCTCGGACCACCTCCTTCCATCTAAATTAAATTAATAAAATATTTGGACTGAGGCAAAAACACCTAACGACTAAATGTATCTCTGAATAGTATTATAATATACAATTATTTTTTTATCTACATAAAATATACGAATGTTAATAACTTTGTTTTTTTGTTAATAACTTAGTATATTTATAAACATAATCTTGCTTAAAAATGGTAATAAATTCTTCTCTTGAATGGATTTTCAAATATTCTTTTTGAAATAGAGATTTATAATATAAGTTAAATAATATGTCCTTATGAAATCGATTATGACAATATTGACAAAATGGTGCAACCATACCTAACTTCATAGATAATTGCCTATAAGCTCCTTCATATATTTCGTTCTTTTCTATAGTTGTATAACTGCTTAATCTTATATCATAATCGCCGTGTTTTAATCCACATTCACAACAAATAGTTAAATCGGTAAATATAATACTATATCTTTTTCTTTCTAGCTTAGCAAGTTTATTTGTTTTATTTTTGATTCTCAGTGCTTTCTCAGTGCTTTTATATTTGTATTCACTCAAAGTTTTGAATTCTTTAAATTTACAATTATTACATTCTGATATCTTGATATCACTTTTTTTATGTTTGCAATATAATGTTCTATTTAGTTTTTGTTTCAAATTTTTACAATTCATTTTATTCATTTAAATAACTCTAAAACAATTCGTGTATCTAACACGTAGCTAACAAAAACACTCATTTTTGGCTTAAAACCTAGCTTTCTTTTTAGGTAGTTGCCAATTTTTTTTTTGCAATAAAAACAGCTTAACATATAAAGCTGTTTTTATTTGTTTTTATATAAGATAAATCCATAGTTCGACAATTTTTTTATTATAAATATAATACAATAAATAGTTGAGGTGATTTTATGCAAAAAGGCATTAAAAATGAATATGATTTTGTTCTATATTTAAATAATAAAATAATTAAAAATTTGGATAAAGAGTATCAATAACTATTATATAATATTTTTAATAATACAAAAGAAACAGACAAAGTTATATGTTGGAAAAGTAAGTATTATGAAAAAGCAGACATTAAATTAAAAATAAATAAAGAAATAAGGGGAATAAGCATAAAAACAGGTAAGCATCCTTCAATGCATCAAGAAAATATAAATACATTATATCCATTTTTATCTAAAATTGGTGTTGATAATTTTATAATCATGAAGTTTGATAATTTTATGAAAGGTTATTTAAATGGTATAAGAGTAAATTCAAAGAATTATATAGAAAATAATTATAAAGAAATAGATATAATACGTAACAAGTTTAATGATTATTATATAAAGCTCAATTTAATTATACGTTTTTTAATTCAAGGTACAGAAAAACAGCATTATGATTGTGATGCAATAATTTTAGGCGCGCCTAAAAATTTTATGTGGGCTACAAAAGAAGAAATAATTAAATATTTATTAGAATATAAATTATTAAATTATAATTACATAAATATTAGTGCACTAAATATAAAAGCATGTGATAGAAATTTAAGACAAAGTAAATCAAATATTTCAAAAAAAGATGATATTCAAGTAAAGTGGTATAACATTGCCTATCATTTTTATAATATAAAAAAAGAAAGAAGCAAAAAAAAATGTTTAAATAATAAAAAGGTTCTAATTTACATTATTTTGTGCTAA